TTCGCACTTCATTGATATCTCTCACATTTTGGAATAAAAATCGATCAGATATTTAGCTTGGTTCTTAGCGTCATCCAAAGCATCGTGATGCGTACCCTCAAGACGAGGAATAGGAACTCCAACCAATGTGGAAATTGTTCTCAAGCACATCACGTTAGTATAAGTCCAAGGTTCAGATTTACCAATCGCATGATAGTTTGCTTCAAGGATAGAAATATCGAAGTTGGCACCATAACCCCAGACGTGATATTTCTTTTTGATGGTGCCGTACCATTCTTCCAAAGCAGTGAGTGCAGTAATTAACGGTACCGGATCTGTCATCCAGGACATACGTGCTTCCTTTGATTGACCTGCCCACCATTCAACTGTTTTCTTGTCGATATGTAAACCGTAAGATTTTGCATCAGCTGGATCGATGTTAATCTTGAACTCGTCAACAATTTTATTGTCGACTACTTTAACCGCACCGATAGACGTAATTACTGCATTCTTTCTAGTAGAGAGTGTTTCAAGGTCGAAAACAATATGCTTCATGCCTTTACCTCATAGAACTTCCCAGCGGCGACTTCCTCAATAACGATATCACTCATAGACAAAGAAGTGGTTTTCACTAACGGATCATTGATATGACGATCCTTGGAATAATTTTGACCGTTCACGCCCAACATTCTAACTCGTTGAGCCATATAGTTGATGGTGATATACTTGTCCCATCCCTTAATCTTTTTTGCTTGTTCAAAAGCTTCATCGATTAACAGATGAGAATTATTATTCGTGTATTCTTTTCTCATGATATCCTCACTTCAGGTTTTTAACTTCATCGGCGAGACCAAGTTTTACTGCTTCATGGGCATCAAAATATGCGTCTTGGGGAGGCATCAGATGTTTGATAATGGCTTTTTCATCCAAGTTAGTGATTTTCTTGAAGTGTTTAATGAGGCGACTATGCAGCAAATCGAACTCTTTAACTGAGGCGATTAGTTCATGATGTTTACCGATGCTGCCCCATGAGTACTGATGACTCATGACAGTTGTATTTTCAGTAAGAATTCGCATACCCTTCTTGCCTGAACTGAAGATCAACAGCCCAGCAGATGCAACCATGCCAAGTCCAACAGTGCGAATGGGAATATCAGAACCGCGCATCATATCGATAGTTCCCCATGCCGCGTGAAGATCACCGCCATTTGAATTAATGAAAAGAGTCATTGCCTCGGGCGGTTCCTCTGCATAGTTACATCCGAGAATCCATTCGCAAACGCCCTGAGCTGATTCCTGAGTTATTTCACCATTTAAGAGGAAAAAGTTTTCAGAAGGATTCTTTTTGCCCAGAGTGACTAGGTTGATATTATTAAACATTTTCACTCCATTCATTCAACATAATATCATCATAACAATTACAACGATTTAATTCAAATTTATTTGCACCAAGAGCTCTTGGTGCCGCCGTCATATGGATGCGCTAGGTTTTCAGAGATTAAAACCTGACCAACATCGACTCCTTGGTTATTATAAACCTTGCCGTCTATCCGCCCACCATATTTGTCCCACTTGATATTCTTCACTACCATCTGATTGTTTGTCGAACTAAGCAACTCAATCAATCTTGATCTTGCTTTTACCGCTAATTCTTTTTCAGCAGGACATTTATAAGTTTTGAGTTCTGCAGTATCAATCCCAAGAATTCTAATACTGACCTTCTGTAGTTCAACTGGAAGATTTGTAAGTTTAGTGTCGATAGTGTCACCATCATAAACTGCTTTTACTGGAAGTGTCAGGTCAGATGCTTCTGCTGTTCCAAATAAACCAGCAAATAAAATTGCTGTCAATAGAATGAAATTTGTTTTCATGAAATATCCTTATAAGATGCTTTGCCCTTGGAGTCGAAAGACGCTGTCATAACCTGTCTACGATTCTTAGGACTAAATGAGATATGAACCCATGTACCTTCCTCGATCAACTGATCAAATTCGATATCTGAGTCTTTTAGCAGGTTGACGATTTGAACTGGAGTACCATATTTAGGGCAAATGAAATCTACACACCAGCCGTTAGGATGATCACTACCTGGACCAGAGCCGATCTTCTTATTCAGCACTGGACAACGATATCCGCTTGTAATCATGATCGTTTTATTTCCAAGTAATGTTCTCACACGTTCCATTCCATTAGCAGATATTGTCAAATTTTTGATGATCTCTGCTGATGGAGTGTTGTCGATATTGTATCGAGTTGCGGTTTGAGAAAAAGTGAATTCTTCTAAAGAAAAGTTTGGTGATAATTTCATGTAATCTCCTATAAATGTGAATTGGAATTCCCATTCACTCTAGTCATTCAACTAATGTTCTAAGAAGAACATTATGTCCAGTCAAAATATTTATCCGTATCAATTCTACACAAAATTTAAATGAAAATGGAAATTGTGAATAATATATCAAAGGTGACCCAATGTAAATTTAAAGATCATCAATCGCTTGAATGACTGCTTTACAGAAAGCAGACCTTACGATATCTTCATGTCTAAAACTTATAACATCAAAATATTCTGTTAGTTTTGATGTTAATCTTAGCAACCAATCGTGACATGAAGTTTCTCTCTTTCTGTTCAAATCATTTTGTCTTGTATCACCACATATGATAATCCTTGAATTCTTTCCGATTCTAGTTAGAATCGATTCCATCTCAGAGGCATCCATATTTTGAAATTCATCAACCACGACCACACAATTATCTAATGTTATGCCTCTAATATATGTGGTGGTCATAAATTTAATCGAACTTTTCTTTTGAAGAATGTCCCAAGCGGTACCGTTTTCACATAGGTAATTTACTGCTTCCTTAAATGGTACAGTGTAAACAGTTTCTTTTTCGTCCAACGTTCCTGGAAGATAACCTTGAGCTCTAATATTTACCGCGCTCCTAACGAAAATAATATGTTCCACTTCTTTCTTGAACAGCTTATCAAGAGCAAGATATGTCGATATGAACGTTTTGCCAGTTCCAGCAGCGCCATCGGCTACGACGTGATAACCTTCTTTGAATGCCAGGAAGAATTCTCTTTGCGCTTCGGTCATCGGTTCAACGTGCTTTAATGACAGATTATCAAATTTCTCCATTGACTTTTTGCCAGTAGGCTTTCTCTTTCTTTTATCTTTTAGAACAACATCACTTTCTATATCATTGTAGTTCAATTATTCTCCTAGGTGATATCAAGAACAGATCCGGGGTTACGGGCTTTAATGTTACGTAAAAGATCTCTGAATCCCTCACTTGGCTTAATATGCCCCATTCTAACAGGATCGGCCATCGTTGGTGTACCCATGACAGAAACAATACTACCTACCTCACCACAGCTATTACATGCTTTATCTAGTGGATCTTTACGATTACTCACAGATAAAAATTCATCAAACATGTTGCCGCATTTGGAACATTGAAATTCATAAAGCGGCATTTTCAATTTCCTTTTTCTTTAATTCTGCCCACAGCGTTGTAGGAAGAGCGAACAGAACAACCAAAATATTGAAGATTGCTATGAAAAACACAGCAACTGCTCCCAACGCCACTCCTAATAAAGCAAACGGCAATGCGATACACCACTTTATGAATAGAAACATTATGCAGCCTTGTTGCAATAGTTTGGAAACACTGAATGAACCAGGTCGTATGTGATGGTCGGATAAAGTTCTTCTAGAGCCTTATCTTTCGCAAACACAAGAACATCGGCTTCCTTCGGAGGAATGCCCTCAAGAATCTGAATGAAGATATGTTCCCGTTTTATTTTAGGCATGCCCATTGTGCGTCCCTTGATCAGCGAACCCATACGTGAGATTTCACGCGACAACGTTGTCTTGAAGAAGTCAGGATTCATCGACTCGTCGCGTTTGTATGGCGGCATGCCCTCTGGCAGGTCGATTTGAACTCTCGAATCAAAGTTCAGACTCAGGATGTAATTGAACGGAGATTGAGTACCATATTGTTTAAGCAACTCAAGCTTTTTATCACCTTCTGCTTTGTTGATTTTATCGAGAACTTCGTCTGCGTATTCTACAGTCATATTTGCTCCTCAAAAACTTCCGGCATGCTCAATCAGAAGTTTCATCTTGTTTTTGATAAAGTAGTTCATGATTTTCATCTTGTTACCTACAGGTTTCTGAGAGGTATATTCAGCGATGATATTATTATATATGGTCTCAGGAATGAAATCAAAATCAATCATCATCTGATTACGTTGATAGTTCCGTCGTTCAGTGTCGTCCTTACATGCATCAATGCCCTTAGCGAAAAACTCAGGCAGACGATCCTTGCGGAAAGATTTTTGTCTGATGCCGTCCACGAATGAATTGTCTGGGGAACAGATGTTCGGGATGCCATCATCACCAGCAGTACAGATATGCTCGATGATGAAATGAGGTATAGTACCAGAAGGTTTGACGAACTTTTTCTGCTGTGGCGCCCACTGACGAACGTTTCTATACTTCTGCAACTGAACGAAGTCGCCGTCAGAACTGATTATCAGAATAGGTTGTGGTTCAGTCATCAGGCCTTGCTGAGTCAGTTCATTTTTCTGTAGATACTTAGTGATACATGCAATCACATCATCAGCCTCAGCAGCAGGAATTTCGATCATCTTGTACGGGAAATTTTCTCGCAGTTCAGCCTTGGTTTCGTTAATCACCTCAAAGATGAATTCCCAATCATGACCAGACTTTTCTCGATCCTTTTTCCGATTGCCTTTGTAAAACGGAAACTTATCTTTTCGCCAATAATTCCGACTGTCCAGCGCCAGGACCAACTCACCATATTCCTTACCGTACTTCTGCCGATAGGATAGTAAGGAGTTGAGGATCATATGTTTGATAAGCCCCTTAGCGTTTGGGTTGTCGCGTCTCGCACCAAGTCCAAGATTGACGTGAATGCCAGACATGATAACTTGACTTGTGTCGACTAATATCATTTGTAACGCTTCTTATATTCAGCTAGCGCGATATCGGCATTTTGCGCAGCTGCTGCAAGGACACCGCTGCCGCATGAAGAATAAGTAGTGATGATTGCGGCGAACAGATCAACCCACACCGCAGCTTCGTTAGTCGACTTATCAGCCGCTTTGCTTGGGATTGTTTCTGCTTTAATCGTGGGACCAGCGGTATCGGTAATTTTCACATCAGTATCCTTCTTCATCAAGTTAGGATTGCCGCGTC